ATCTCGGCCATGCGCTCAAAATCGGCGTCGGTCTTCTTCTTCTTGGACGTCACCTGCTTCAGCTGCTTAGAGGCAGCGGACAGCGGGTTTGCGAGAGCTCCATTGTGCATGATCAGAGGCGCGTCGCCTGTGATCCGATACGTCAACGTCTTCCAAGCCATAGAACACATCCTTTCGTGATGTAAACCCTTTAGAAACACAACCAACAGTTACCGGCTGACCGTCGTAACGACGGAACCGGATTACGCTCGTGACCGCTTCGTGGCACTGACAGCAAAGCGTTATCAAGTCGCGTTGCACGTCCTCTTTCATAAAGCGTTCGTATGTTTTGTGATGCACTTCAAGCCTCCACAGTGATCCGTCGTGAAGGCACGTCTGGCACTGGTGGCCGTCAATCTCAAGCCGCTCCTGCCGCTTGCACAACCAGGCGTGGCTTCCGATGTATCTCTCGTAGTTCTGTTCGTGCGGCCTCATGCCACCCTCCATTCCCTCTCGCCCCGTCCACTCGCACTCGCCACAAGCCGTCCCGTCTCAACGATCCTCCCAGCCCGTGCAAGCTCACCGAGTCGCTTGTTGACTTGGTGCCCCAGCAGCCCACATCGAGCAGCGATGCCTGACGCCCCGGCTGGGCCGTGCGACAGCGACTCAAGGATCGCCGCGTGGTGCTCGCCCTGGAACGTCTTGACGCTTGCGGCTGCGGCCTTGCTCGTCACCGGATCGGTGCGGCGAAACAGCGGCAGCGTGTCTTCGATGTCTGGCGTGATGTAGTGGGGGCGGGTCATGCAACAGCCTCCGGTGCATCAAACAGCGTCCTGCTGTTCGCCTGGTGCGTCCGCTCTGCCTTCGCCAGATTCTTCAATGCCTGAGCGTGGTACTCGGGCTTCAGTTCGCAGCCGTAGAAGCGGCGGCCTTGCTGCAGCGACACGTATCCCTCGCTGCCTATGCCGGTGAACGGCGAGAACACCACCTCACCGGGATTGCTGTACAGCCTGACGAGCCTGTCAATGACATCCAGCTGAAGCGGGCAGATGTGCTTCGTGTCCTCTTCGCTGCGTGCCTCTTTGACGTTCAGCGTGTTTGTCTCGCGGATGTCGCTCCAGCAGCATTCAGCCCAGTCAATCCACTCGTTGCGTGAAACGTCGCCATCGGAGTCGATGGCTACTTCGTTCTCGCCCGGCGCACGGAACTTGATGAGGTAGTCGGGCAGGCATCCACGCTGCTTCGCCCTGTCGCTCTCCAAGCCAGCGAACTGCAACTCACGGCTGCGGGTGCGTATTGCCTGTGCCTGCGGATTCTTCCGCACCACCCAGTCATATTCGTAGACGAGCCCGGCACGCTCGCCGAGGCGGATGTTGAGTCCACGGTAGTCGTGCAGGCCGACTTCGCCGGAACGCTTGAGCCTCGGGATCTGCATGACGTGGACGACGACAGCCCGGCCAGGCTTCAGCACGCGGGCCAGCCCGCGAAAGAAGTAAGACAGGTGTATCTTGGCTTCGCCTTTCATGTTCTCGCTGTTGCCGATGTCCTCGGCCTTCGAGGTGTACGAGAACAGGCTCGGGAACGGCGGCGAGAAGACAGAGAAATCCACCGAATGCGGCGGCATTTCTTCCAGCATGTGCGGGATGCAGTCGCCATGATGAACGGCGTACTTCTGGTCAGTTGGTAGAAGATTCATGAAACATTTCCTCCTGCTCTCGGGTGTCGGCCTCGACGCGACGTGCCTTACGCAGCACGTTCTCAACCATCGGGCGTTCGATGTCGGTCACTGGGATATGCACGTTCAGCGGGCGAGTTGATCCAACTCGGTTGGAACGCTTAACAGCCTGGTAATACTCCTCGTAGGAGTCCTGCAATCCGCTGAACACTTGCCGCGTGCAGATTTGCAGATTGAGTCCGAAGCCGAGAATCTTCGGCTTGGTGATGAGCACCTTGATTCGTCCAGCCTTGAACTCGTCAACGAGCCGCTGGCGTTCGTCCTGTGGCGTCTTGCCGTCGATGCTCGCAGCATCCGGCATCATCGCGGCGAGCATGTCCTGCTCGTCGTTGTAGCGGCACCAGATGATGGTGCTTTCAGTCGGCCACTCTCGCACCATGTCAACGATGTACTGTGGCTTGATGCTGCTTTCGCACTTCGCCATACGCGAGAGCTTCGCCCTGGTGGTAATGCCGCCGAGTTGCGTGACAAACAGCTGCCCGGTGATGGCTTGAACTGCTTTGTCCTGCTCGGCAGAAAGCCGCACGTCGTCAATGTGGACGTGAATGGGCGGGATGTTGTGGACGTTGTCGGCCCAGCCGTAGGTGCTCGGGTCAGTTAGAAAGATGCACCAGTGAGACAGTGCCTTGTAGAACGGCCTCAGTGCGTGCGGCTTGAGTTCCCATCGTTCCATCGTCTGCCCGCGATTGATGAAGAACTTCGCGAGGAACGAATTGACGTTTGGGAAGGCGTCCAGAAACACGGCGTGATTCGCGTACTCAATGCGGTCATTGGGTGCCGGCGTGCCAGTCAGTGCCAGCTTCCATTCCACGCCTGCCCCGATGCGTAGGCACACCTGGCCCCATTTGCCGTAGTGACTCTTGAGCATCGACGACTCGTCGAGGATGAGCCCGCCGAGGTTGCCGTCTGGCGTGTCGTCACGCAGTGCGTCGTAGTTCGTGATGCCGAGACGCCCGCCGGGCTTCTTCATCCACTTGGCGAGATCCTTGGCGGCTACCTGCTCGATGGGCAGCGTGTCGCCGTAAAACTTCTGAGCCTCGGCAATCGTCTGTGCCACCACCATGAGCGGCGACACAATCAGCACCGGCTTTTTCGGGCACGCCTCGCGGACGTGCCGAGCGAACTCCAACAGCATCAGCGTCTTGCCAAGCCCGCAGTCAGCGAAGATGGCGTATCGCTTCTTCTCTACTGCCGTGCGGACGATGTCGCGTTGGTAGTCAAACAGGCCAGGCCGAGGCTCGTAGGCTGACGTCTTTGCCTTCTTCGCCTTAACGCCGATGTCGCCTGCGTACTCGTCAGGGAACCACGCCATCCTGCCGTGAATCTCGTATCGCGGAAGCGACTTGATGCGGAGGAACTTGCGGTATGAGTCAATCGTGTCGTCAAGATAAATCTGCACTGGGAACCCTTTCCTGTTGTGTATTGGCCCCGTCTCGTGGGGCATCCCGGCTGCGTTACCCGTTGGAGTCGGGCCGCAGCTGCGGCAGTTACTCGCCACCGATCCGCTGGGCGGCCAATGGTGCCTTGGATCGCAGCACCTACGGCAATGGCGTGCCGGTCGCTAAGTCCCTTCTCGATCTGCGTGGAAAATCTGCTCGTCTGTCATCCTGTGCGTGCGAGTCCCGAGCGGTGCCCGCAACGGCGGCAGGTTTTGCCACCGTTCCGATGCCGCTCGTCGTTCTGCCTCTTCCGCCTGGTACTGCGGGCTGTTGACTTCCTCGATGTCACGGTCAAGCCGGTCAATCAGTTGCCTGTGCCTGCGGTTCGCCGTCAGCCGGTCCTCGTCAGGTTCGTAGTCGTCCATGACTGTGCCTTTCCTCAGAACGGGATGTCATCGGCACCAGCCGCAGCCTTGAACGTCGCCGCAGCCTTCTGCGGGAGCGTCTGACGCTTGGGTGCTGCCGGCTTGGCGACCAGCGGCACGTACTTCTTCACCACCGCCGACACGTTGCCAGACTTGGACGTGTAGTGAACGACCTCGACCGTCACTTCCCGTCCTTCGATGTCGCTGGGCACGACACGCAGCGTGTTGCCATCCGGCACGATGCCGAGAGCGTCGGCCAACTGCTTCGCCATCCACGGCAGATGCTTCGGCAAGTCGTGGAAGACGAACTTGTGGTTGCCGACAGCCAGCCGCAGCTTCAGGCAGATGCCGTCAGGGTTGCTGGTCTCGTCCACCTTCCACTGATTCGGGCCTTCCTCGGCCTTCTTGATTACCGCCGTGTGCGTGCCGACCGGCACGATGGTTCGCTCCTCGGGCAGCGTCTTGTGAACGTCAGCCGGGAAGTCCTCGTCGATGTTCATGTCCCAATCCATGAGCCTGCGTCCTTTCGCTTAGAGAGTGAGTCCGTTCCGCTTGTCCGTGATCGCTGCCGCCAGTTCCGTCGCTGTCGCCTGCGAGATCCGCCCCTCGGTCAACCGCTGGGCAATCCGCTGGTTCAGTCTGTCGAGCACGTCAACGCTGGTGGCGTCGCTGATCGCCTTCCTCGCACCGTCGATGACCGTCTGATCCTCGAGCGGCTTGCCGCCAGAGAGCCACTCGGCGATCCGCTCGCCGGTCTGGACGTTGATGGGCTTGGGATCGCCAGCGAACAGGCCCGTGCGGTCCTTGCTGACCGTCGCGTAGTGCCCGTCATGGATCAGGTCCAGGACGGTGGTGAACTCAAACTCCAGCCCGTCGCGGGCTTCCAGCTTCATCCCGAGTTTCGCCACCTTCTTCTTGCCGTGGTCGTCCACTTGGGCAGTCTCGGTCTTGCTGCGACCAGAGCAGATGACGTGGGCAGGCGACCGCAACAACTTGTCCACGAACGCCCGCCAGCGTGGCGTGATGACGCTGAACGCCGACCACGTATTGCCACGAAACTGAGCCTTCGCAACGTCTTCGAGAAGCTCCAGGCATCCGCCCGAGCCGCTCCAGCAGTGCGTGACGCTGTCCACGATGATGACTTCGTAGCCAGCTTCTTCGGCTGCGGTGATCGCCTCGATGTACCGCTCTGGCGTGAACGGCGGGCGAAGGTCGATCACGTCGAAGTCGTGCAGGTGCTCGTAGAGATCGCTGCTGCCTTCCTCCGTGTCGATCACCATCGTCCTGCCGCCAAGCCCCTTGGCGATTTGCAGAGCGCCCCAAGTCTTTCCCGAGCCGCTCGGGCCTGTGAGAAGCAGCCGCAGCTTGGTTGCCGACCGCTTCGCCTTTCTGATCTGTACCGTCATGTCCGTGTCCTTTCGTGTCTGTCCGTCCTGAAAAAGCCGCTTTCGCATCCTGCTAGGCGGCACGTATTTGCGTCCTTGCTGCTCCGGTTCCACCGGCTCCTTTCCGCCCGCCTGCGTCCTGCTGGCGAGCGTTCCTTGTGCGTTCAGTGCGTGATGTCCTTGGCCGGCACGGCGAGCCATGCGCCGCCGACGTCGATGGTCAGGCGGTCGCCGTCGATCCACTCGACGTGTCCAGACCACCTTCGCCCAGCCGACAAGCCAGAGACGAAGTCGCCTACGGCGGGCGTCTGCTGCGTGCCGTAGGTCTCGGTCATGCCGGCGACGGCGGCGGCGTATTCGTTTGAGTGAGCGTCCATGTGGGTCATCTCCTTTGGTTGTGGGGTGGAAGTGTACGGCTGAACAGTCGTCGGTCAAGCGTCCGAAAGTGCTGCAAAACAAGCTGTGGAGCGGTTTGTGTTTGTTGGAAATCTGTATAGTATTTGCTAACGACTGCGTTAGTTGCGACGAGCAAGATAACGCCTGCGTTAGTTCTGTCAACGGAGAATGCTTAGGGCTGCGTCAGCAAGGTTGATTGCCGAACGTCCGAACTGGCGAAGCCGACCGGGCGGCTCCATCTGCGGCGGCATCTGCTGGGCAACGACCTGCGGCGCGAGAGCCTGGCGGTGTGCGATGTCGATGGCGGCGATCTCGAATCGCGTCTCGACCAGCAACTCGGCACCGATGGTCATGCAGGCGATGACGAGAGCGGCTTTGAGTGTGTCGCGGAGCATGGCGGAATCCTTTCCGTGTGTTGCCCGCCGGCCCAGTTGCCGGCGGGCGTGGTGGTGTCAGAGAGCGGCGATGAACGCTTGACTGACTCCGCTGATGTTCATCGTGAAGCAGCCGTGCAGCATGGCCGAGTAGCCACCGACGCCCGAGCCGTCCGTGCCCCAGATGCTGCCGCCTCGGGCCGCGACCAGCGACAGGATGCCGTAATACTCGCCGTCCAGCTTGACGAACTCGTCGCGGCTGTTGGGCGTGAAGTGCTTGGTGATCGTGACGACGTTTTCACGGCTGCTGATCTTCCAACCAGCCTCGCGGGCTGCGGCGGCGAACTTGGCGGCGGCGGTCTTGGTCGAGGTCTTCATCGTTTCGTCTCCGGTTCGTCGTCCGCGAGTCTCAATCGCTCGCATGGCACCATACTAGCGTTATCGTTAGTTGCTTGCAAGGGGGGTGAGGAATTTTTTTCGGAATTCCTGAAAAGCCCCTATTTCTTGCGGGTTTTCCGCTTTTTCGGGGTCGCTGGCTTGGCGTCCCGCCTGCCGACAGACCGGGTCGTCAGGGAGCTTTTGAGCGTCTCGACGTCGGTCTTGTGGATCAGCCAGGCTCGCTCGCCAGCCTTCCAGCCTTTTAGCCGACCGTCACCAAGCAGCAGGCGCACCCATCCATCGGTGCAGCCAGCTTGCTTTGCTGCCTCCGAGACGGTGAGCCACGATTCGTCGGGTGATGCCACAACCATGCCCCGATACTAACGGCTGCGTTAGCCGAGTCAAGCGTTTCCCGCCTAAAAACCGCCCAATTTGCCCGAGGCACCGTCACGGCTCTACCTTTGTTTGGGTGTACAAAACTCAAATAACCCAAACTCAAGTGGAGGATAGCTCGTTTGGGTTCTGTACATTAGTATACGTCAACTCAGTAACCTCACGCGATGGAGAATCGAAATGACCAGAATACTACGGGACATCTACGAAAACGAGTACGCAGTGCTGCGGGCACATTCCGACCAGTGCAGGCGGCAATACCGTCTGACGTTTGCCCGCTGGGCAGACCAACTGAAAACGGAGCCGACAACCGAGCACCTCGACCCGCTGGTGGTTCAGACCTACGTTGCCAGCCGGCGAGCCGTGCGGTCAGCCGCCACGGCCAGAAAGGACCGAAACCAGATTTCTGCCCTGTGGTCCTACTGTGCCAAGCGAAGATACGTGGACCAGTTCCCGACGCTGGCCCAGATACGGGCACCAGGACGCATACCGCGAGGCTACACGGTCGATGAGGTCTCAGCCCTCTTGCGGCAGGCTTTGCAGCGACGGCCCCGTATAAAGCCTACCACGCTGCCGCCGCACCTTTTCTTTCCGCCGCTGATCCGGTCATGCTGGGAGACCGCCGAGCGGATCGGCTCGCATCTGGCACTCCGCTGGCGTGACGTGGACACGACGCAGCGAATCGTCATCTTCCCAGCCGAGGGTCGGAAAGGTGCGACCCGCGACATCCTGCGGACGATCTCAGAGGAGCAGTGCAAGTGGCTGGAGCAGATCCGAGGCAAGCCTGACGATCTCGTCTGGCCGTGGACGGCTGACAAAAGCACCTTGTGGCACCACTTCGGGCTGCTTTGCAAGCGGGCAAGCGTCACGAACCGTGGCTTCCACGGGCTGCGTAAGTCAGCGGCCAGCTACATGGCACTTGCCGGCGGTGACGCGGCAGCAACCCAGCTGCTTGATCATTCCAATCCTGCCATCACAAAAGCCCACTACATCGACGTAACCATTGCCAAGCCGAAACAGACGGCGATTGACCTGCTGCCACCGCTTGACCTGACGACGCCAAAGCCGCCGGCCAGCGAGCAGCCGCCAGAGAAGCCCGCCGACGCCCCGCCTGCGAGCGACGAAAAGCCACCAGAAAACAACGCTACTTGACGCCCGTGGCACACTACCCATGACGTCGCCCGGCTGGCCGGCAGCGGACTGATAAACCGTGTCGCCCACCCAGCCGGGTGGCGTTCCACTTTCTGGAATCTGGAATGCCACACGTCATCCTTCGCTTCCGTTTGCCCGAAGAGCAGGCCGAGTTCACCGCTGCCATGCAGGGCGCTGACGCCAAATCTGCGATCTGGCAGGTTGACCAGTATTGCCGTGGCGTGCTCAAGCACGGCGAGCCGTCAGCGGAAACGCGGCGGCACCTAGAGGAGATCCGCGAAACGCTCAGAGAAAGGCCGGGGCTGCTTGATGACTGACATCGTTGAACGACTTCGGACGTGGTGCCACGCCGCAGATGCGGAGTCTGCACAAGACCTGATGGACGAAGCCGCGAACGAGATCGAGCGACTGCGGAACGGTGCAGCATGCCCGCACGTTCGCGGCACGGTAACGCAGCATTGCTCGCTGAACTTCACGCTGACCGACGAGGAGCGGGAGGCGATTAGGTGGTTTTCGCAGTTGTCATACGGCGAGGGCGGCAGAGTGCCAACTTACGCCGCAACGCTTCGCTCTCTGCGGACTCGACTGCACACCTAATCGCACAAATCGTCATGTTATGTGCAGCGACACATCCCCCAAACGTGTTGCAAACGCGACGAAAAAGCGACGTTTGCCGATACGATCAGTCGAAGATGTGCAGCTTCGCCGCCTGCCTTCTCGCCATCGCTTCCACCCTGGCTGGCTTGCCGGGCTCAGACGGCAGCCTATCCGGTGGCGTCATGAACGCTTCAATGTCCTCGGCCAGTGCTGCCGCTCGGTACTCCACCTCGCGGACAGTGTCGAGCACTAGCGTGTGATCGCCTGCCTTGGCTCTGTCGCACAACTCGCCCTGCCCGCCCTTGCGTGGGTCGTAGAGCAGTTCGATCGTCCAAGTGATTCGGGCACCGACGCGAGCGAGTTGCGTCAGCCACTTCCGCAGCTGCGGCGAGAGCCTTTCGGGCATGCGGCGTTTCTTGCCCTTCGGTGGTGGCAATTCGTCGTCGCTCAGTAGTGACCGCTGGACCTCGCCCATGCGTGCGAGTGTCGTCAACGTGTCAAGTTTTCCGTGCTTCCCGGCAAGCCTGCCGCATCCACGTACGGTTCGCCATGCTCTCGAACCACAGCCGGGCGAACGACTCGACGGCGTCAGTGCCGACATCGCTGTAGAGTTTCTGGAGTTCCGGCGAATCGCCCCACATGGCTTCGACGTCTTCTCGCACCTTGGCGATCAAGACCTTGGCGTCACGCACTGCTGCCATCTCGCTTTCTGGCTGCGCCCTAGCGAGCTTCGTCCAGTGCTCGCAGTTCCAGCAGCGACAGACGGCGTCCACGAACTCATCGAACGCACGCCCAGCCTTGACGGCTCGCGGGCCGACCTCTTCTCTGAGCCGGCCACGCAGGTGCGCCAGCATCCCAGCCGGCGCGTCACTCACCGTCACCTCTTGCCCGCAGGCGTAGTAGGTGCAGCAGGCGTGAGCGACGCGCCGGGGGAGGCTTTGCACTTGCACGACGCCGGGCACGGGCACGGCGTCCGGTGCCCGTCTCCATGGACGATGTAGCCACGCCCGCCGCAGTCCGTGCAGCAGCCCGGTTTAGGCTCTGGCTTCGGTTCTGGAGCCTTGTCCGGTGCCGTGGCGGCATAGGCCACTGAGACCGCCGCCGAGGCTCTAGGAGCCTCTTGGTCGATCTGTGCGGGATCAGCCGACAGAGCGGCGAGCACCGAGAGGATGTATTGCCACATGCGTCTCACCATCCTTGCCCGTGATTGATCACTCTGTGCCCGTGCTCGTCTACCCGTGCGTGTACGACGTAGTGCTGCGGCTCTGCCGGTGGCGGCTCGACAAACATCATCGTCCACAGTCCAAGGCGGGCGAGCCGCTGAATCAGTCGCAACACCGGGCGGCTCGGCTCGGGCTTCACTGGGCTGTAGTCCGATGTCGCTGCCCACCACGTCAGCATCACTGCGACCAGGCCCACGACGACGGCGGATTGAATCTCTCGTTTGGTCATCGGTCCACGCTCCACAACGAGTACAGGAACATCACGACGCAGGCACCGATCACGCTTCCGATAAGACCAGCAGGAGCGTCGCCAAACGGCAGGCCGCCCGCGAGCGAACCGATGATGCCGAGTCCGATGGTGGGCACCCAGCCCTCGGGACAGCGTCCCGGCATCAGCCACTTGGCGATGCCGCCGGCGATCGCGCCGAATACGAGCCACATGACGAGCGACATAGGCGTCTCCTACTGTGCGAGATGGAATGTGTCAGCGATCAGGCGAGCGGGCGACGGCTTGCGAGCCTGCTTCTCAGGCGGCGCAGGGGCGAGCCAGTTGCCGTGGTGAATGTCCCGGTACTTGAAGCCGTCCGTGTCGCCGATGGCCCATGCGTCTTCGAGCATCCGAGTCTCAACGACAGAACGACGAGCCCAGTACGAGCCGTCTGGCATGTCTGCCGGAACCTTCGGGCCTGCGATCCAGTTTGGCCCCCACGAGTTCAAGATCAGCACCAAGTCGTCAGGCGAGCCATTCTTCTTGTGGCGGATCGCTATTGCTACTTGTTGGTGCATCCATGTGCCGGATGCTTCGGCGATTCCGTCCTTGTTGCGGACAGACTGAAAGCCTTGGCTAGACGCGAGAGTTACGGGATAGCCAGACTCGATAGCCGCAGCCAGTTCTGCCCAAGTGCGGACGGCGACCACATGCCGCAGCGGGTGCTTTTTCGCCTCGGCATCCAAGCGGCCCGCGTCGCCCTGGCCGCCGCAGCCGTAGGCACCGTACTGCTTCGCACGCTCGCCGGAATACTCTGTCAAATCAACGGTCGGATACTTCTGCCGATAGACCACGCCGTACTCGCGGAGGAACTTGGCGACGCCGAAGCCAGTGGCACCATCGGAGAATCCGCCGTACGGCTGGGCGCCATCACCCGGCTTTCCTCGGGCTTCGACGCGAGCGCCACCGTACAGTGGCTCGGTAGCCGGCAGCAGCGGTGGCTCTGGGAGTTTGCCAAGCGACCATGAGACGGCATCCGCAACAGCCACGGCGTGCATCCCGCCCCAGCTGGTGCAATCACCGATGAGTTGCCTGCCGACGACAAACGGCTTGCCGTAGCGTGCTCGATGTGCGGCATCTAGTTGGCGATACAGAAAGACGTCAATGCCTTTGGCTTCCTTCATCGCCTCGGCACCCGCCTGGCTGAAGAACTTCTCGTCGCCGAGCGTGTCAAGAAACTGTCGCGTACCGACAGGATCAGGCGTGTAGCCAAACCGTGCGTCAATGGCGTCAGCCGTGCGGCGAGTGGCACGCTCGACCAGCACGCCGAGAATCGCCATGACGACGACGAACGATACGGCAGACAGTGACCAGCGATCAGCGCGTGACATCGGCAGCAGCCCTCGACAGGTCACGGAGTGCCGACACCCACGCCGCACGGCTCTCAGGAGTCACCGGACCGCCAGATGAGCCCACAGCGTCGTCTAAGAACTTATGGATGGCTTCTTTGGCGTGCGGCTGCCGGGCACCAATCGACTCGCCACGGCATCGCATCTCACGGGCTGCGATCCTCAACTCGTCAAACGCCACGCCCGTCTTAAGCCGCTGGTCGTGTTGCCCGTCGTACTCGATGCAATCTGCGAGTTCTGAGCACAAGGCGGACAGGACACTGGCGTCCGAGGCGGCGCGCTCACCGATAAATTTTCCCTTGAGCGTGAACGCATCCGGCGGCACCGGGGCAGGGGATGGCTGCGGTGCTTGCCGCTGCGGCGCGAACGCAATCGCCGCAGCCACGAGCAACGCCACCGCTGCAACGTGCTTGCCGTCAAACGTCGGCCACTTCGCCGTGGCGATGAACGCCTTGAACTTCTCTGCGATCTGCTGCCCAGCGAGAGCATAGACCGCGACGGCAACAAGCAGTGCTGTAATCACGGCTTCCTCAGTAGGGGCAGGAGAATCTCGATAGTCCCGGCAGCGATAGCGATGACGAGTGCGCGAGCGGCTGGCCTGACGAAGTACCAAAACGGGTACATGGCGACCGGCACGCACAGCACGGCGACCGAGTCGAAAAGCACGCCGACAGCCTCAAGCACGATGGCTCGCTTCTCCTCGCCCGTCAGCGTTTTCGTTGTGTCTAGCGTCTCGACAGCCAGCCGCACGAGAGCGGCGACGAGACAGCCGAACTCCGTGAGCGTCAGCCCGTCTTTCGCAGCAACCTTGGCGGTGACGAGAAACGCCGACACCTTCTGCGAGATGTCATTGAACGGCGCAGCGGCAGCAAGTGGAGCGTCGGCAACCATGCCGCCAGAGTAGGCGGGATGGGTGGTGAGTCATACCGGGTCTGACTGCCCCTCTCGGTACAGCACCAGAGCAATGGCGGAATAACAGGCAATATCCTTCAGCGTGTCTTCGATGCCGTCGAACTCGCATTTCCCACGGCGGAAGAACGCCTTGAGCCGGTGCATCTTGTCGCTGATCCGCAGGATACAGCCAGCCCACGCCGGCATATTCACGACGTCGGCACTCTGCCTGATGTTTGACAATGCGTCCTCGTCAACGCCGTAGTCGAGCGTCTTCGCCAAGTGCAGGGTTTTGAGTTCCTCAAGGATGGCTAGGAACTCCCGCGAGCCGGGACGGATGTCGTCCTGCTTGGCAATGATGCTGTCACCTGTCCAGCGGATGTCATCCGGTGCCGCTTCCATCTCACGCTGCCCTTGAAGAATCCAATCAACCGGCACTGTTTCCTCGCGCTCGGCGGCGTACTTCTCCGCGCTCGCCTGCGTGATCTCACGCCACCGATCCGGTGCGTCGTCTTTTGCGTGGCACTTGCCGCCGTCGCAGCATCCGCCGGCCAGGCGGGTCTCTACGGCTGCTCGCAGTTGTGCGTTGGTGTCTTCCAGATCCGTGATGATTCCTTGCATCTTTTTCCTTTCAATTAGCAATCTTGCGACGTCGGCAGCCAGAGCACCTGCTGTGCCCGTCCACTGCCCCTGATAGCGATACGCTCGCTGGCGTGCCTCGGCGATGTAGTCGTCAGTCAATTCGTATTGCATGCGTCAAGCCTTCTGCGTCCGTAGGTCACGGTCGCAGTAGATCGGCATGGCTTTCGTCACCTCGTGGCGTCCGTGGTCGATGACGATGCACGCCTGGCACGGCGGCTCATATGCCGCCTTGATTCTCGTGGCGTATGCCGAGTGCCCGATGACGCTTCCGTTGGCGACGTAGCGACCAGCCCGCAACCACTGGAACTGGTGCCAGTGACCGAAGCACGTCAGGTCCGCACGCTTCACAGCGTCCCACGCCGCAATAGCTTTGTTTGTTGGGATCGTGATTCCGCCGACGCCGCCGCCGTACTTGATGGCGTGGCCGTGGTGAAAGCGGATCAGGAACCCGTCAAGATCAAGGTAGTTCAGATACCCGGTGCCAACCTGCCAGCGGACATTCTTGCGGCTCTCTGCCGCTGCCATCGTCAGGTATAGATTCTGCTCGAACGAGTGCTCTAGCTCCGTGCCGATGCGTAGCTTTTCGGTGCTTCGCCCGTGGTTGCCGCTGTTGGTGGCGACGATCACTTCGCGTGCGTTCTCTGACACGGCGTCAAGAAAGCCACGCAGCCGGGCACCAATCCATCGGGTAGCCGTGAGCGGTGCCAACTGTGCAAGCTCTGCCGTGTCGTCGTGAATGTGCCCACTGATGAAGTCTCCACCGAGCCAGACAACGACACGGTCGATCTTTGCCAGGCGTCGCTCGTGCTCAAGCAGCACGGCGAAGCGTTCCATCAGTTCGCTCATTCGCTGGTCGCACACGTCCAGGCTGTAGTCGTTCAGACCGTTGACCGTGTCAGGGTCGACACGCTCTTCGGCGTGGATGTCCGAGAGCAGCACGACCATCGTGGCGTCATGCTTCTTGCGTACCGTTTTTGGTACATCCTTCCGCCGCACAGGCTCGATGCCAGTGAGACCGGCGATTGTGTCGGCTCTCGCACGCTCGGCGTCGATGGCTTGTAGAGCCGCCTTGTAGCGTCCCTTGGCGTCAGCCAGTTCGCTACGCAGGCGTGCAATCTCGGCGTCGGTTGCAAGCCGTGACGCCGCTGCAACATCCTCTGCGATCCTGTCCGCTATTTTCTTCGCAGCCATTCAGACAACTCCTTCTCTGAGACAATGTGCCACCCGCTTGCAGCCGCTTCTTCTCTCAGTGCTCGTGCGACGGACGCCGATGATGCGGAGCCATAGCCGCCCGCCTGGAACCGCCTGCGGATCTCCAGCACGCCGGCCCGGTCGTCATCGCTCAGGCGATCCATCCACGTCGCCGGCTTGGCTGGCTTCACTCTCTCAGCTACGGCGTCGGCTAGTGCGACGCTTCGGCTTTTCGTCTTCACGCGGCGGCTCCTTCTTCTCCAGGTGTATCCACCCGTCATCGTCAGGGATGCCGCCGCCAACGTGCTCTTCGTCGTCGTCAAGCTCGGGCGGCAGGATCACCGCCTCGGGCTGCGTCTTTGGCTTGGTGCGTCCCATGCCAACAGGGTGGCAGGCGTGTCAAGCGTTACGCCTGGCGTTGCTGATCGCCCGCCGCACGAGCATCCTGCCCGCCACGTCAAAGAATGGCAGGCCGCGAGCCTCGGCCTCCGCTCGCATGACGGCGACCACCTCGTCAATGCGTTCCGGCTTGCTGGCCTCGTCGCAGCCCCACTGATCCATCTGCTGCTGCTTCGCGCGGCACTGGCACGTTGGCGTTGGCTCAATGCCGAATCGCTTCAAGAGCTTGGAAAGCTCGGTGCCGGGGCCGCTCGCCGGAGTCGGTGCTGGCTCGGGTAGCCGTGACACTCGCGGATACGCCGGATGGTCAACGTCAATCGTCCACTCGTCGCCGTCCTGCGAGACAACGCACGGCATCACCTCGTCGAGCGTGTAGCCACGCTCGGTGCAACGGGCCTCAAGATTGGAGCGGTGGCAGGTGATCATGGGAGTGGGTTGCCCACTGCGTAGCTAAATCTGTAGATCACTCGCCCAAATGAAGTGACGCTTTCTGTTGTTCCGCTGAAAGACGTGCCGGAACACACCTTAGACATAAACGACGAATCGGAGACGGTCGCCTGCACTTGCGTGCAGTCGGCAGCAATTAGTCCAAGGCCCTGGCTGCTGATCCCAATATTCAAGAGCGGATTTGCAGGCCCTCCGACAGTGCTGGCGTTAGGGCAAGAATACGATTGAAGCGTTTGCGAATAGCTCCAACTGTCGCAAGTACCGCTGTCATGCGAGAGAGTCCATGTTCCGTTAGGTGAGAGCCTCGGGAACTCGTAATAGCTCTCGAAATTGGAGATCGTTACGGAGACGGTAGCAACATTCGGGCAGCAGCACGGATTCGGCGTACACGTCGTCCCCACACCCTTGAAAGAAGGCGCGTTCGCCTGCGGTCTGTCGCCAGGCGAGCAAATTGAATTATCTGGCGTGGCTGCATCCGCACTACATCCGTAGCACGGCCGCCACACCCCACCACGGGCGGCGCACTCTGATTCAGTTCCGCCACGGCATCGCGGGCCAGTTACACCATTTACCGTCATCGTGTCAGGTCCACAACACGAATTACTACGGCACTTGCACTGACACTGCGGCTTGACCGTGCACGTCGTGCCCTCGCAGCACGCGCCCTCGCGGCATGCTTGGTTGCACTCGGCCTCGGTGGCAAATGGGCCGCTGGTGGCCTGCACGGACCTTGCCTGACCGCTAAACGGAGCGGAGAACGTCGATGATTTTTGGCACGGCATACATCCTCACGCTAACGACAAAGTCATTGACACTAGCGACATCTCTCCACTCCCGGAGTCATCTCCCTGCCAGTACCTTGTGTCTGGATTGGCATCCAAGTCCTGGGTCAGTGTCGTGATGTAGTTTGGAGTGTCAGAGAAAAACACCCGCTGCGGCAAGCCGCCAGCGTATCCCGACGGTTGCCCGTAAAATGGTGTATTAACTTTTAGCGCAAGACTGCACGCATCAAACCTTCCACCCCACGTTCGCGTGACAACACGCGTTCCGCGAGTGCTGTCGCAAGCGAGTTGCGATGCGTTAGACAAACCGCTGGTAGTTTTGCGGTGCCATATGGCATTGCACGCAAGCGATAGCGTCCAACTCGCTATTCCAATCTGGCCGAACGTGCCGGAGCTTAAGTCTCCGTCGTAGCCGCCATCCACAATCGTCAGAGTTAGCGAGTCGGCGCACCCGCCGGCGTGGGCAGCAAAGGTGTGCCTGTATTGGGTAGTATATTGCACCCAGCTTCCAGACGCGGACTGCCCTGTCATTGAACGAGAGATCTTGGCAAGGGAAACGGTTCCACTCAATCGAGACCCAAGCACGCCATACGTGTCGTAGTACAGAACTGGATACTCTGAAAACGGGATTGGATGTGGTTGGTCGCGTCGCAGTGTAAACAACTGAAACAAATCGTTTCCTGCCAGCGTGACTGTGGCAGATGTGACAAGGTCGCCAATGCACTTCGTGTCAGCACAGCAATACCACCCACCGCAGCACCCGCAGTCCTCCGCGAGCCTGCCGTCCTTGACGATGATCGCGTTGTCTTTGGTGGCGAGTGTCATGTGCAGGCCGTGGTGGAGACCCACGCCAATCCGCCGTTGGCTGCGTGCGTGAGCACTTGCTGAGTGGACGCCGAGTAGCCTGTCATGCTGTGCCAATCCCAGCCGACTAGCACCCACTCATCGGCAACATACGCGATGAGGCAAGCGGAACCCGACAGCGTGGCGATGTAGTTCTTCGCCGTGTATGTCGTGCCAGACACCACTGCATCCGTGACGGTTGTCGTGCTGCCTTTCGTCCACGTCCCTGAGAACGTGCCACGAATGACGCCGGCCTGCATCCGGATCAGCGCCCAAGTTGAATCCTTCCACAGCACATGAGCGCCAGACGCCTTGCCGAGATCCGCCGCCTTAAGCTGCACGACGCCACCTACCGCCACCCGCCCAACAGCGTTCGCCGCAATCGGCTCCACTGCCACGCACCAGGCCGTCGTTGTCGCGCTTGGCGCTCCAGCCGTCAGCACCGGCATTTCCTCGAACGACGCTGTAGCACCGCCTGACGACGACGTAGGCGTGATTTCCATGCCCGTGATAGCGAGCACGCCCCAGCGTGGAACGGTCACAGACGGCTTGCAGTAGACCCACGTATACGGTTTCAGCACAGGCGAGCCGGGAACGCCTGCCGTACCGGGATTCGCACCCAGCACCAAGTCGGCAGCGTCCTGCGCCCGATTCCACGCCCGTGCCGATATGGCACCGCGTAGCGGCTGGCCTTGCTCAATGCGTCCGTCTGGGCGTGACATCAGACATACCCCGTGCCAAGCCCAAGCAGCGAGAAGTCAGAGTCTTTGTAGACTTTGGAAACGTAGACGGCTTTCGGCTGCTTTATTAGCGAAGAACCAGACACAGAGTCCTCATACCGCACCCACAGGTACTCGTGCCCTTTTTTCTCAACGCCGCTGATGCTGCCGATGGTCTGCCCTGTCACGTTCTTTGACGCCACGAAGCGATACGACAGCGACCACGGGCCTTTCCCCTTCTGGTCGTCCCATTCCTGCGAGCCGCTGCAACCGAGGAAAAGAACCTCGCCAGCGTCAAACCCACGAAACGTGGCGTTGTTCGTCGTGCCAGTAATCCCAGCCAGTCCACGCACATACGCAGCCGTCACGTACGCATTTGGCACGTCGTAGCTTTCCTGCCACTGAAGCTGCGGCACGACAATGTCAACGCCGTTGACGCCGTTTGAATCGACGCCGATAGCACCTGACATATTCGTGGCAGACGACGGGTATCGCTTCTCGAAGTCGAGCGTGCCGCCAGAGCCGACAGAGCACGCTTGCGTGATGTGCTGCGTGCCGCCTGTGGTATCAAAACTGCGGGCACGCTTCAGCGGGTCAGACGTCGAAGGCTCTGCTCCAGCCTTCTCGTAGTTGATCGTAACTTGCCACGCATTGTCGCCGAGGTACGCGACGCTGTATTGCTCCACCCACAGTTGAGCATCGGCGACGCCGGGATACTGCCAGCCGTAGCCGCCGCTACTGATCTGCTGGTTGATGTCAGCGTGCAGCACAGTGTCGTCTGCGGTGCCGAAAACCTTGTAGCTCTTCGTGTATGACGACGTCGCCTTCTTGCCACGCCGCACAATCGTCGCCTGACGTGAGTCGCCGTCTTCTACCCAAGTAAGTGCCATTACGCCGCCACCTTTCCGCCGTCGTCAATCTTGCGGGTGTTCTTAGCCGTTTCTTCCGCCGCCTTCGCCGTGCGTTCAGCGAGCGACGAGCCGCCAAATATCTGCCCGAGATTGGTTGACGAGAACGTGCCAGCCACTTGCCCCATGCTCACGGCAGATTCAGCACCAGCGGCACCAGCACCAGCCGTCGCAGCCTTCTCGCTTGGCGACGCGCCCATAGAGCCAGTCGCCTTGCTAATCCGCTCCTGTGCGTCTGTCAATGCGTTGTCGAGCGTGTCTGCCTGCGAACTCGTGAGCCTGCCGTTGGAGTTGAGTGCGTCAAACTGCCCGTAAAGATCGCGCAGCTGGTCGATTGACGTGGCACCTTCGACCTCTTTGAGCAGGTCCGCAAACTGCTCGCCCATGACCCGACTAGCCTTGCCCTTTCGTGCCGTCGCTCCGACGTTGTCCTCTGCTGCCTGCGTCTCCTTGCGACGTTTGTCAGCGCGCCTTGCGTTCTCTGCTTGCCGCTCGTCCTTCGTTGCCTGTGCGTCGTCCTTGATTCCCTTGGCGCGATCCTGCCTATCCTTCTCCGCACGATCATTTTCTTTGCCAGCCTTCGCCGTGCGCCCCTCAATGCCTGGACGCTCCTGCCGTCGCTGCTCTGCACGGGCGGCGTTCTCGTCCCTGATTGCAGCGACACGCTCTTCCGTATCCTTCGCACCCGTGATGAATCCCTGCACCCGAGTCCATGCGATCTGGATGCCAGCGACGAGGTTGTCAAAAGTCGCCATCACGCCGTTTGCGATGTTGTCGAAGAAGCCCATGATGAAGGCTCCCATCGTGTTAAGCAGCGCCGCCGAGTCTGTATAAATCTTGTCCCACGCGATGTAGATGCCTGAGCCGATGTCTGTGAACACGTCTTGAAACGCTGCCACCCACGGATCAACGTAGGACATCAACGCTTCAGTGCCACGCAGCCAGCCAGCGACAAGCCCGGCCCAGAGCACGTCCATCGCACCGGACAAGTCACCAGCAGCGACGGCTTCATAGACGCCGTTGAAGGTGGTCGTGGCAGTCTTGGCGAGATCGCCCAGCACGACGATGCCGTCAGAGACGGCAGCACCGAAACCCTCGCCGATGGCTCCTGCCGCCTGTTGGACGAGCGGAGCCACCGGGCCGAGGGCCGCACCGATCTGGTCCTTGAACTTGTAGAGAGCAAAGACCGCAGCGCCGATGCCAGCCGCAACCAGCAGCACCGGGCTAGCAAGGGCAGAGAAAAGACCAAAGCCCTTCAAGACAAGACCGATGGAGCCGCTCAACGCCTGCAACGCATACCCTACAGTCGCCATTGCGGCACCGATGCCAATGGCTGCGGCGGCAACTTGAGCAAACAGGACGATGGCTTCCTTGTTGTCAGTCGCCAGCTTTGTCAGCCCGTCAATGAAGCCAGTGATGAACGGCACGACGCTGGCAAGAGCCGGTGCGACGGCGTCCGTGATGGCAATTGCCATCCGCTGCATCGCAGCCAGCACGCTGCCGAACGAGCCAGCCAGGCCCGACATCACCAACTTGTACTTCTCGCCCACCGGCAGAGCGGAAGCCATCGCCTCGCGCATCTTGGTGAACCCATCCACGCCTTCAGAGGCGAGAATCGACGCGGCACGAATAGCGTCCGCACCGAAGATGCGGCGGAAGATGTCATCCTTCGCCGTCTGGTCAAGCCCGCCCATTGCCTGCGTGAGCGTGCCGATGATCTCCACCATCGGCTTCATCTGCCCGTCAGCACCACGGAACGAGGCGACAGAAAGCCCGAGTTGGTCAAGAGCACCCACGGCATCGTCAGCCGGTGCCATCAGCCGCATCAGCATCGTCTTGACGCTGGTGCCAGCGTCGCTGCCCTTCACGCCAGCATTGGCGAGGATCGCCAGCGTGGCCGACAAGTCCTCAATGCTCTGCCCCGCTAGGCCGGCGACGGCAGACGACATTGAGAACGCTTCCGACATCTGAGCGATGGACGTACTCGACGCATCCGCCGCCGAAGACAACGCATTGGCGGCGACGTCGGATGACACCTTGAACACGTTCATGGCGTCCGACATCACCACAGCCGCCTGGGCAACGTCCATCTCGCCAACCTTGGCGAACTCCAACGCCGTCTTGCCGGCACCGCCAAGGACAGCATCAAGCGACATGCCAGCCTTCAGCAGTTCAAGCATGCCTTGAGCAGCCTCGGTCGGCCCGACGCCGAGAGCCTGCGACATCGCCATAGACGATGCTTTGATCTGGTCAATCTGCGCCGATGTCGCACCCGTGCTCGCCCGAATGTTGAGCAGCGTTGACTCAAACGCCGCACCCTGCTGCACGGCAGCGGCAATCGGTGCCGCCATACCAATGCCAGCAGCCGCGAGCCGTCCGCCACCCGAGGCGAGCGAGCGGCCCATATTGCCGAGCGACTTATTGACCTTGGTCAGTGCCGAGAAGAACTTCCTCGGATCGGCACCGATCTCGACAAATACGCCACCGGCTCTGACTGCTCCAGCACTCATACGTGTTTCTGCCAGTCTTTGCCAAAGAGGCGTTTCAGGTCATCAGGCGTCGCCTGTCTCGGCTTCGGTTTCTTTGCGTACGGATTCAGCTTGCGAGGGTCTGCCTTCGGCGAGTTCTTGTCCCGGTTGATGTTTGCCTGCTGTGCCAGCAGGTTTGCCGTGTGCCACCAATCGTGCTCTAGGCGGCTGTCGCGAGCGGCGAAGAGTTGTCTGACGGTCCACTCGCCTGGATAGACTCCGAGGATTCCTGCGGCTTCCCAGATGGCGTCCCAGACGCTCCTGCCAGACTCTCGACCGTCGCCTTCTCCAGACCCGCCTCCGCTCTGCCGAGCATCTCGTTTGCCACTTCGTCCATCTTGGACGCGAGAAGACCGATCATCTTGCGGAGGCGCTGCGGGAAAAAATCGACAAGTTCCTGCTCTAGCGCTTTCGTCGCAGCGTCCAGAGAATCGCCACGCAGACCGTCAAGGAAGTCTTCTCGTGACAGCCCCTTCGTCTCGACTTGCTTGGTCAGCAGTGCGTAGAGGATCTCGCCAATCTTGGCGTACTGGCTACGCAGCACTTGGAACGTCTGCGAGATGTTCGCAGCGTCCACCATGTCGAATGGCACAGCCTTACGCTCGCCGGTCTCCTCGTCCACGACGTCAACGGTGACGTTGTCGCGGACACGCAGGGCAGAGGCGACGGTCAACGCCACCTGCCACGGTCTGCCCTGGTCGTCCCTGAACTCACGCATGCCTACTCCCTCACTAGCCTAGGGTCGGTCATCTTGCCCTCAAGCGTGAAAGTCGCCACGCCATCTACCGGGTCGCTCTCGCTGATGCCGGTCATCACTGCGAGAAATGAAAACCCGGCGGCACCACCAAACACTGTGAACGTCCCGCCCGTGTGCATCTTCTGAAACGCCGTGCCGAGTCCAGCAGCGTCGTTTAGTTCAACGCTCACAGTGCAGTCGTATCCGGTGCTGTAGGTTGCCGCGTAGCGACTGCCGTACGGGTTGACGTCAATCGTGCGAGCCGACTCTGTCAACATGACGTTGCGGGCGCTGGCGATGTAGCCGCCATCGAGAACGATGGAACAGTCTTTCCCCAGCGTGATAGCCACTAGAACTCCTTGGCTGTCACGTTGTAGGTGACTGCTCCGTCAACGCCGATGTTCTCGGACACGCTCATGATTGAGAACGAGCCAGCGGTGCCGGCTGCGGTCAACGAGGTGATGAGCCCATCAGGATCGTGGCACTCAATCTCCCACGTCTTCGTCACGAAGCCCGCACGACTCACCCTGCGGCCAGGAACACCGGCAGAGCCGCCAACGTTGGACCGATTCGAGACATCAATCGTCTCGCACTCTTCCGTGAAGCTCGCCGAGATGATGCCTTCGCCAAACGGAGGAGCGGACGCTGCGTCTTTTCCGAGAGAAATAGCCATGTGAGAATTTCCTTGTGTGAGTGGTTAGGCGCTGACCGTGCGAGAGCCCGACACAGTGAAGGTGATAATTCCGTCGAGCGGCTGGCTCTGACCAATGTTGGTGCAGATGTACGTCGCGTTTCCTGTCTGCGTGCCGCTGATGGTGAACGTCCCGCCGATGCTGACGCCTGGAGCGTCCACGCATTCAAGCTCAATCGTCTGCTCGATGAGAGCCTTGCGGAACTTGCGGGAAGTGTCGCCGAACTTCGTGACGTCAACGTCTGACGCCGAGTTGGTGACGGTGCATGACCGAGCGTTCGCGACGCCCGTGATAGTCACGTCTTTGCCGAGCGTGATCTCAACTGAGCCAATTGGCATTTGGTGCCCTCTCGTGTGCGAGTGCCAGCGGTGCGGCTGGTTCGCTCACGGTATGGGCAGCAGGGCGGAATCTAGACCGGGTATGCCGTGGCTAGTTTCTCGCCAGCATGTTTCGCCACTTCTCGTTAGCCTTCGCCACGGCGGCGTCAACTCGCTTTGAGCCAGCCATAAACGGGCGGGCTGGGTAGCGAGCCATGCGGGTGATGCTCGTCTTCTCCCAGTTGCGGCTGTAGCGGAAGCCGCCCTTGTCGATGACCCACTGAAGGGCACCGTATTCGTACTGGTTCCTCTGCGGCAGTGCGTTCGTAAACCGCCCCTTCTCGTCTCGCCCTTGGCGACCATTGCCACGCTTCCGCAGGTACGCATTGCGTGCAGCCCCGACGCCGATACGCCACGCCGTCTGCTTCACCGTGCCGCCCATCTGGTGCAGCTGTGCCAGCCACGGCTTCGTCTTGTACGTGCCGATCACAGCCGTTCCACGGGCGGCATCGTAGACATCAATGATGTCATAGTAGAACCACTTCTTAGGTGCCCACGACTTAATCGGCTGGCCTGCGGCCCGAGGCGTGCCAGACCCGTACGCCGTGATGTCGAGGTACAGACCACCGACGAACTCCACTGGCTTGCCGCGACCCGCCCGTCGCTTCGCTGCGCCGCTGATCTTGCCCATTCCTCGACCGATCCCAGCCTTGGCAGCGTTCTTGATGTTGAGCCCAAGGTTTGACAACACCTTGGCATTCATCTTGCCGATCATCCGAGCGACCTTCGGCTTGTCGAAGAAGTTGCCTCGGAGCGACGCCCGCAGCTTGAGCCGACCGAGCGTGTCGGCAGACATCTCGCGGCGATTGCCGCCGATCATGCCGGGACGGATAAACGCCCGGCTCATGCCAGAAAGCATCGACGGCATAGCAGCCTCCTAGACAGTCGGCAGCACGTTCGTCTCGAACACTCGGTACGTCGCCGTGATCACAGCCCGCCAGACGTTCCGCTCAGTCAGTGCGTCGTCGGGATTCAGGTCAATGCTGACCGTCTGCGGGCTCGTGACGCCAGCCGGCCACGTGACGCCAGCGCCAAACG